ACGTAATGACACAGATTGCCAAGTTATGATTACTTTAGAAGACCTTACGGTTCCTGCTCCAGTACCCAGTGCAGCCGATTGGAATGATGATGGGTTTGTTATTAAAAAGGGCTTTCTTCCAGAAGACCTGCTAGTTGCTTACGAGCAGTGTTGGGTTGAACATAATGAAGAACGACCTGGTGGTTGGCCTGATTGCACTCCTTACCGTCGTCACCCAGAAGTAATGAATATTTTGACACATCACAACATTAATGACACGCTAGAGCGTTTGATTGGTGAACCAGCGGCTGTTCATTTAAACCTAACTGGTTGGGTTACTACTCGCCGTAATTGGCACCAAGACACTTACCTCAACCCTAAACACGTTGGTGACTACTACGCTGCTATTTGGATTGCTCTAGAAGATATACATCCTGATTCTGGTCCCTTTCAATTTGTGCGTGGGTCACATCGTTGGCCTGTTGTTACACAAGAAAAGATTCTTGCAGCATTATCATCAGAAGAACAAGACCATCGTTGGCCTAAATATAGTGAGCGCATCTTAACTCCACTATTTGAAAAAGAAATTGAAACACGTAATGCGGAAGTTGTTACATACCTTCCAAAACGTGGTGATGTTCTTTTCTGGCATGGTCGCTTAGTACATCGTGGTTCTGTGCCAAATGTTGATGGGATGGTGCGTAAATCGCTAATTGCACATTACTCAGGAGTTAACCACAGAGAAGATATGCCTACTGCTTTGCCACATGGTGGTGGTTGGTACTTCCCAATTGACGGAGGAAATGTTCAATGAAACTTTTAAATGTTGGTTGTGGAACACACTATGCAGAAGGTTGGGTTAATGCAGACACATGGGAAACAGAGGACACTAAACCAGATGTCAAGGTAACTCCTGGTAAACCGTACCCTTTTGAAGATAATACATTTGATGCCGTATACATGGGTCATGTGCTGGAACATATTCCCTGGTTAGATGTATCTGCATTCCTTAAAGATATGCAACGCATTGCCAAACCAAACGCACCAATGCTTATTGTTGGACCAGATGTTCATAAAACTATTAAGCGATGGAAAGACGGGCAAGAACCGTGGTGGTTGGTGGAGTCAGTTATGGAACATTTAGACGTTCCTGATACACATGTTCCTGGTTTGGAATGGTGGGATGGTGCTCACCATCATTGGAATTGTCATGAGGCACGAGTTGAGAAGTTACTGAACTCATTAGAGTTTAATAACATTGTCAATGTGTTTGATGTAATCCCTAACGATCCAGGTGGGAAGACATGGTTTGACGAAGAGAACCAAATTACCTGGCCTGTAGTCGGCAAGTATTACTGGCAGTTAGCGCTTAAATGCACCAATAAGCCTTGATCTATAATTAGGGCATGGCAAAAGCACGAGGACTAGGTAGCGCAGGGAAAGCCCGCATTCAGGACTCATTACAGGCTTTTGCCTACGCAGACGATAAAACCAAAGAAGCACTGTTCAATAAAGAAGAAAACTTTGATCCTTGGACTGCCTCAACTGGGGGAACAGATAACGCTACCGACTCAATGTTGGGTGAAAACACTAACGGACAAGATAGTACCCGCTTTACATTTGTCCAATACTTCTTTAATCCAGAAACGCTTACTGGTGACATCTATATGGACTTTCGTGGAAAAGCAGGCAGGAAAAACCCAACACAGTATGTATTTAACAATGTTCCTGTATATCAAGCCATAGGTTTCTATGAGGCACTTTCCAAAGGTAAGACTTTTAATACTGGAGGAATGAGTGGGGGGTATGTTAAGGGGGATGCTAAACACTTCTCCCAACCAGCAGCAACACCACTTGGTGCAAAGTTTCAACACGGAGCATTTAGTCAGCAACAAGCAACAGACCCTACATTTCCCAAAATTGAAAAACAAGATAAAAATAATATGCAACTTCCGTTTGACTGGGGTTCTTAAAGTCTGACTAGACTGCAAGCATGCGTTTAAATATTGTTCACGGATTTGGTCGTTTTTACTGGATAGTTAGAGACACCGCTACAAGCCATACACCACGCATGTGTATTGGCTGGACTAAAGAACTTGGTGGTTACTGGAGAACAGGAAAGGGTCCACAGATCAAGTTTGGAAGGTTCATATTCCAATTTGGTTTTTGTGCAAAACATGAGGTGAAGGATGAAATGGATGGTATCCTCATGGCAGTTGAGGGGCGAATACTAGACACAACTACGGCGGAGATATCAATATGGAGATAGGTTTTTTTAAAAAGAGTACAAAAAGTCTTAAAGATCAACCATTAAGCAAGGCGCAACAGCGAGCATCTCGCCTAGATACACCATCGCTTTACACCTGGATGGATACCACCATCATGTCTCTTGGGTCATCCTTTGATGGTTGGCGATACAAAAGTTCTCCATCCAGTGATGTACGTGATTGTATGGAGGCATTACAGGTAATTTGGACCGAACTAGAAAGCAGGGTTACAAAATGAGAATGCCCGAAGAAATGAAAATAGATAGGACAATTATCCTTGCTAGAAACATAGCCAACAGGATTAATGCGTTTCCACATAATGGACTATTGAAAAGAATTGATTACCAACTAGTAGCAAACACTGAAGACATGTACGATTTTATTTTACAAGTAGAGAACCTTGCTGATGAATTGGCAGAAATGAAAGCCATATATCAGCCAAAGTTGCCCAACCCAAATCAACTACAGTTTGATTTTGGGGATGGTGTAGCCTATTAAGTATGGCTGAAGCACTAACTGACGAAGAATCTGAGTTACTACCCGAGGATATAGGCGAGGAACTTGACGAAACCTCTGCTGAATTTGTAGATCAGTTAGTTACCAAATTAGTATTATTTACTGAACAATTTTGTGATGTTGAGTTCTTTCCGTATCAGATACCTATTGCTTACCGAATTATTGAATCCATAGTTCTTGGTGACGGTGAAGAAATTACGCTTATCGCAACTCGTCAAAGTGGTAAATCAGAAGTGTTGTCTAATGTGCTTGCAGCGCAAATGGTTATCCTTCCTAAACTTGCCAAGGTCTACCCAACGTGGTTATCTAAGTTTGACAAGGGATTTTGGGTTGGAGTATTTGCCCCTACTGAAGATCAGGCAGATACGGTCTTTGGTCGTATTGTTAATCGTTTAACTAGTGACCACGCAATGAGTTTCTTACTTGATCCAGAGATTGATGACAAGGCAGCATCTGGTGGTACTCGTGGTAAGGGAAAGATCATTACGATGAAGCGCTCTGGATCGCTTTGCCGAATGCAGACTTGTAACCCAAAGGCAAAGATTGAATCTAAGACTTACCACTTCGTACTTATTGACGAGGCTCAAGAAGCCGATGAGTTTATGATTACCAAATCAATCAAGCCTATGTTGGCGTTTAATAACGGAAGCATCATGCTTACTGGAACTGCATCTAGAACTAAATCCTATTTCTACAAGATGATTCAGTACAACAAAAGAAGGACAACTCAAAGTAAGAAGGGCATTAGAGAGTGCCACTTTGAATACGACCATCGTGTTGCTTCCAAATATAACTCCAACTACGGGAAGTTTATATCTAAAGAAAAACTTCGTATTGGTGAAGACTCTGATGAGTTCCAAATGTCCTATTGCAATCGTTGGATGCTTGAAAAGGGTATGTTTGTTACTGAGGAGCGTATGGAGCGGCTGTACGACTCATCTATGCCTATGGTCAAGCAGTGGTGGAGAACACCTGTAGTAGTTGGTATTGACGTTGCCCGATCTAATGACTCTACTGTTGTCACAGTAGTTTGGGTGGATTGGGATCATGCCGATCCTTTTGGCTTTTACGAGCATCGTATTCTTAATTGGCTAGAAATAAACAATGAAGAATGGGAACAACAATATTTCCAAATTATTGACTTCTTAAGAAACTACGATGTTTTTAGAATTGGAGTGGATTCTCAAGGAGTGGGTGGGGCAGTTGCAGAGCGCCTAAAAATACTTATGCCCGACAGGGAAGTTATAGCAATGAGTTCTGACTCTAAGGCTCAAAACGAAAGATGGATTCATTTAACTGAACTAATCCAAAGAGAGCAATTAGTCATTCCTGGGCACTCTAAAGCCCGTAGGACAAGAAACTGGAAAAGATTTAATCAGCAAATGAATGACCTAGAAAAAGTGTATCGGGGTCCTTATATGTTGGCAGAAGCCCCTAATGAAAAGGGCGCTTTTGATGATTACCCAGACTCCCTAGCGCTTGCTTGTGCCATGACAGTTCATGATACTATGCCTACTATTCAAGTTGGTGAGAACCCGTTCTTCAATTAGTGATATTCTTTAAGGAAACCCTTATCTATGAGGAGTAACTCATGACAGTAGCACCATCACCTATGTTCCCAGAGCGGGACGGATCAATGTTTGAGCGCACGATGGCTCCAAGCATTCCAGGCAATAAAGGACCTTTGCGTTTTGAAGAAGGTGTAGCAACTGACACCGACGTTCCTAACGATTTTGGTCGTGGCGCATACGAGGACACCGCTCCTTCGCCAATGCGAATGAACCATAACAACCCTGAAATGTTCTACAAGCATGCAGCAGACACCATGCGTGAGCGAGCACATGTTGGCTCGGCATCATGGGTTGAAGCCCCATCGGTACTTTCAGAGTTTGTTGAAGGTGCAATGTCTGGTGATGATATGCCTAAGTGGGAATATTCATACAACTCGGGTGGTCATATGAACCGCCCTAACGTGACGGTTGTTAACGACTAATCATGTCCGACAGTGGTGATGCCTCTGTTGATTACGGATCAGATAGCAATGCAAGTAGTGATACTTCTACTCCGTCTGCCCTAACATCAACCGATGATCTTGCGGTAGGCATTGCCCAAAGTTATGGACTGTCAGCACAGGGACAATATATGTTCCCAAGTCGTCTGGGTGAGTTTCAAGCATCTTTTCGTGCTGCACCACCACCAACAGTTCGTGAACGGCGACACCCATTTATTCTTAGCAGTTACCTAAAGAGTAGTGGTGCTGTAAATACGTTCCAGCCAACAGGGTATGCCATTCCTAAAAACCTTGTCGGTATGGAGACATTACAAGAATCTCAATTTGCCTACACACCAACTGCTCAAGAAGGTGACCCTGTTGATTCTGCT